ACACGACGCTCTTCCGATCTCTTTTCTGCAATGCAACATTATTTAAGTTTCAACAACCCCGCAGTCCTATGCTTCATCGGGTATGGGTTTATTCGGCTGATAGAGCAACGATTGAACGATAGTCCTCAATACGGTATTCAAATACACCATCGCTTCTGTAATGCGTGTATATGCCCTTCTGTTCGAGTGCTGTTTTACTACTATGACATTCTGGACATAGTGATTGCAGTATGTTGTGGTAGAAAGCATCTTTCCCCAGCGATGACCAAGCAAAAACATGATCCACATGGCTTGCGGATTGCACCTTACCTATGCTTAGGCACGACTGGCACAACGGTTGTTTGCCAAGTTGTTGCGTTCGCATGGTTCGCCATACTTGGTTTTGATACATTGCATTATTTTCTGCACGATGTTCGTTTGGGGTGTGCCGCCATACATCACGGCCACCATGTTCAATGCAATTTAATGTGAATTTACTGCGGTAATTTTTGCATCCAAGTTGTTGGCATTTCTCGTTACTTGGTAGATATGGCATTAATATCCAGGGTCTTGGAATATATGTATTGGGTTGTTATCAATCCAAATATCAATGTCAATTCCCAATGCGGCAACTGCTTCCATTTTGGAATGTCCATCAGCAAAAATACACTTGTTTTCGCCAATCACTTGACCGATTGATGCTAATAATTCTTTATTTTCATCTGCATCGGTACTATGAGTAACGCAATAAACTTCATCTTTACGCAATCTAGCCAATTCAATAAACACATTCCAGAATTTTGGGTCTTTTGTGTATGTGCCATTAAAATCCAGCGCAAATGTCATTGCACCTGATTTTTTTCCTTCTTCTTTAAATCCATGTGCGTGTGCGGCAGTTGCTACTTGCAACGCTTTGGCTTTTGTTGCAAATGGGCCACGATTTCCAAAATACCAACCATCATTTTTCTTAACAACTGGCATTTTGATCCTTTGGTAGTTTTTGCTCGTGATAAGTATAAAGCCAGACTTGTTTGCGACCTTTTGATTGGCTTTCAACCAAAGTACGGCTTAAATGCTTGTTTTTCATAAAATAGCATAAAGCCATTGAAATTTCGTTTGGTTTTAACTCAGCGTTTTCAAATCTAAGGTCTTTTAATGTCAATGACGATTGCCTATCGATAAATGTTTGCCGAATTTTCTTTGCCGCATTAGCCATGTATTATCCTTTTGAATATATGTATTATATCAACCTTTTCGGGGTTTCATTGGTATATGTGGTTTTGTTGGTTTTGGCATTGGTGTTGCTAAGTTTGATTTAGGCATATGCGGATGATGTGGCCGTATTTTTTTAACACCAGCAATTTTTTCATGGTGATGTAACGGTGTTTTCGGCTTATTTGCCACATGATGAACACCATGCACTTTTTCGTGATGCGCCAATCCGACTTTCGGGACATTTTTAACCTTTTCTGTTTTAATCGGTTTGACATGATTGTATTTAACAGATTTGGATGGCTTTTTAGGTTTTTTCGCTAACATCAATCATCCTTAATACCCGCAATGCGGATTCAACATCATCAACACGAACCAATGGGCCACCGATCCATTTAGCCAAAAAAGTTAATTGCGGTTTTGTGTGCAACGCTTTTGGTGACAATTTAACTTCCATCAAAATCGTATATTTATTCATATAACCGACTAATAAATCTGGAACGCCAGCACCGCATTTTGATAAATCCACAACAACTGCGCCATGTTTTCTTAGCGCATCCATTATTTCTTGCTGATTTTTGTCGGTTCGTTTTGCGTAAGCCATTGATTTGTCTTAAATGTGCGTTATTATTATGCAAACTTTACCACAAAAGGTTAGTATGAAAATATTGCTTTTGGACATTGAAACATCGCCAAATGTGGCTCATGTCTGGGGAATTTGGCAACAAAATGTCGGATTATCTCAATTGCTTGAATCTTCTTACACCATGTGTTATTCGGCAAAATGGCTTGGTGAAAAGCAAGTTTATTTTGATTCTGTTCAAAAAAGCACTTCAATATCGATGTTGGAAGGCATACATGGATTACTTGAACAATCTGATGCGGTAGTTCATTACAACGGCTCAAAATTTGATATGCCGACATTGAACAAAGAATTTATTATTCACAAAATGAACCCGCCAGGGCCAGCTAAACAAATCGATTTATTACGAGTTGTAAAAAGCCAGTTTAGATTTCCAAGCAATAAACTTGATTATGTTGCCCAGCGTTTAGGATTAGGCAAAAAGAAAGACCATGAAGGTCATACATTATGGATTAAATGCATGAATGGCGATAAGAAAGCCTGGAAAACAATGGAAGAATATAATATTCAAGATGTGATTTTGCTTGAAAAGTTATACAACCGATTGTTGCCTTGGATTAAATCACCATTGAATCAAGCATTGTTTAGTGATCGTATGGCTTGCCCAACTTGCAACAAACCAGCATTAATAAGCCAAGGATTTAGATATTCAACAACTGGCACTTATCAAAAATATCAATGTAAAGCGTGTGGTTCATGGTGTACCGATACAAAAGCAACCATGCCGCATACCAAAATTAAACATTTGGGTTAATTATGACCACCATTGTTGGCGATTGGATTAACAAAATATTAGTGTCTGATAGTCAATTTTCTGATGAAGAAACTGGCATCAAATATTATGAAGATAAAATTCTTCAAATAGATGGTGGCTGGATTGGAGTTGCTGGCAATTGGTCTGATGCTGAAGTTGTTATTGAATATATAAACAAAAAAAGCAAAGTTAAACCAAAATTAAAGCCAGATTCAGCATTTCTTAAATTAACCAATGAAGGTTTATTTGTTTGCGGCGATGATCTAGAATGGGAACGAGTTAGAACATTTATGGCTATTGGTACTGGGGCAATGGCCGCTGAAGTATGTATGAGAATGGGTTTATCAGCAGAAGAATCGGTTAAATGGGCTTGCAATGTAGATTTAAAAAGCCATGAACCAATCAAATCATATAAATTAAATCCTTAATATTTCCCGTTCAAAAAGTTCGCCAATTGTTTTGCGGTGTGCTTCTTCCCACGCTTCAATACGATTAGATTTTGAGAGTGATTGGCCTTGGTCAATTTCCATGTGGCATCGATAGCATAATGCGGCGATTCGGTAGTCATGCGCTTTAAGTCCTCGACCTTTACCATCTCGAAGCTGATTGGAATGGGCCGCAACGATTGTTCCATCTTCAATTTCGCATATTTGGCACGGAAGCTGGCGTACAACTTCCAGCAACCGTTTGTTTCGATACATTAATGAACTTTTGATTGTTCAAGGTGAATGGCAAAATATTCCAACTCTTGTGCAATATCCACAATATCAGAAGATAGCAAAACCGCATCGTGGCGTTGATTCTTTAAAAACGCATCATGCAATTTACGGGTAAGAATGGCCATTTTAATCATTGGTTCTGCGTAATCTCTCATATTGTGCCTTTTCTGCGGTTTGCGCTAAGTGTTTGCCAAAGTTCAGATAATCTTATTTGGCTATTTCTTTGGTTGGTTAATGTTTTAAATTCTTTTAATGCTTCAATCCATTCTAATACTGCTTGCTTGGTCGTTGGATGAGTTTCTGCTTGTGCCTGGCGTTCAGCAACTGTTCCTGTGGATAACAAATAAGCATGGGATTTTGCTTGTTTTATTTTTTCTTCACAAAATTTGTATTGCGATTCCAATTCAGCGTGAAGATCGTCTGTATCGGATAAAAATTTTACCGCATCATCAATTTCGTTGTCTGTAATATTCATTTTGTAGCAATCAAATATGCACCATAATTGGCAAAAGCGTATCCAGCGTACATACAAGCAACGCCAACATTGCCTTTAAATGCTTGTTCCAAACAAATGTAAACATAGATTACACCAACTAAAACAATGAGCCAGGCTGACATGACCACTCCCCTTCCTTGCCAGTATTGCCAAGTTTGTATTGTTCATAATACAAGTCCCAAACTTCTTGGCTAAATTTGGTTTTGTTGATGTATTCACGAAACACTTTGATTCCCCATGATCTTCGATAGATAATCAGTTGGCGCACCTGGCACTTGACCAGATGATCTTGTTCGTTTTTCTCGTTGATCGAGGACATACTTTTTCATCTCAAAATAGCTATTGAACCTGGCTTTCGATGGATCGCCGCCGCACTCAATTCTATACGCATCTTCAATCTGTTTTTCGGTTACAAGCGGCAATTCTTTCGGTTTCGTGACTTGCTCAACAACCAATTCATCCAACCAATGTTGGCCTTTTAGCCATCGTTCTGGGTCTTTACGATACTTATTATCGGGCTTTGCCTGTTTATCTGCTTTGGCGGCTTTTATGATTTGAACCAAAGTATATTTATCAAAATCGATCTTTGCCCACGCTTTTAAAGAATTGGGTTTTCCAACCTTTTTATCATAAGCATCCCAAAACTCACTAAAGCCGATAGGCGCAGTTATTTTATTGGTTATTGGTTTATGGTTAGTGGTTATTGGTTTATGGTTAGGTGGCGTTTCGTTCACGACTTGTGCACGATTCGTGCTTTGACCTCTACGCTTTGCTTCTCTTTCAAGCGCTATTTCTTTGTTTTTATTGGCTTTGCTGTGATATTCAACTATTTCTTCTTGGATTCTAGATTGAACATAAACACCATCTTGAAAAGTAAAAAATCTTTTTAATACAAACTCAACAGCATCAATTTCATCTTGAGTAATTGCCCAAGACCATTCAATTGCTTCTTCCAAAGTTGGGAACTTTTCTCTGTCGTAACACGCATCAATCAAGATCGTGTACGCCCCGTGCTGAAGTAATGTAAGACGGCCAGTTTTTTTGGCATAATCGCCAATATTTTTTTTGTAATAGTGCATAACAACCTTTCTGCTTAGGTCGGCTAGTCAGTCCGACTAAATCTGCGATTATGGGTGGATTTGGCAGGATGTTGCAGAAACATCTTTTCGAGAGCTACTCTAGCCAGTCCATAGTTTACAACTGCAAAAATAATAACACAACATTGTTGACTATCATACTACAATGCTTTAATATATTATTACTCAAACGAAAGGGGAATCAATGGGTGAATTTGAAGAACGATTGGAACAAGCATTAACCAACATGGAATTTGATTGCTTAACTCCAGCCGACATTGCAGTTATTCGCATTGCGTGTGGAAAAGATCGATCACCAAAAGTAGAACAGGCATTGGAAAATATTTTTCAAGATTTTGCAACAATTTTCGGGGGAAAAAATGAATCAAAGTGAAACAATAGGCCAATTGGCTTTGGCATTGTCTAAGGTACAGGGGAAACTTACTCATGCAAAAAAAGATAGCAACAACCCATTCTTCAATTCTAGTTATGCTGACTTGGGTTCTGTTTTGGATAGTTGCCGTAGTCTTTTGGCAGAAAACGAACTTAGTATTATGCAACTCCCTGGTGACATTATCAGGACTGAAGATGGTTTCATGTGCATTTCATTAACCACAATTATTACTCATAGTTCTGGGGAATGGATTAGAGAAAAAATGGAAATGCCAGTTACTAAGCCAGATGCCCAAGGTGTCGGATCATGTTTAACATACATGAGAAGATACGCATTAGCGGCGGCGTTATCAATTTATGCTGGTGGCGATGACGATGGAAATTTGGCATCAGTACCAGCAACAACAAAAAACAAACGAATCACAATCAACGAAATTTAAGGATAAAAAATGGCTTTTGAATTAAAAGAAAAAAACGGTAATCTTTTTAAGAATTTGAAAAAAACCAAAGAAACATCACCAGACTACACAGGCAGTATTAAATTGAATGGCCAAGAATTATGGCTTTCAGCTTGGGTCAAAGAAGGTCAAAAAGGCAAATATATTTCTGTTGCCGTTGGCGATATTAAGCAACCATTAGGTTTTAAAGAAGCGGGATCGGATGAATTACCACCAACATCTATCCCAGATGATGACATACCATTTTAGAAAGGACTAGCCATGAATAGCCAAGTTAATGATGTAATCAACCAAAACACAGAATATAAGTTCGTTGAAGAATTCCATGTGGATGAAGAACGCCAACTAATTGCAATGACCCGTGAAGGATTGATTAGCGTTATTAACACGGCTATTTTAGCTTGTGCTGATAAAGTTATTGACCCAGTATTGCGGCAAGAAATATTGGATATGCAGTCGTAAACAACGGGTGAAAACAGGCATTTTTAATGCTTCACATACATTTGGGCTTGTGAGTAGCCCACCTTTTTTGGGGAAGCAAGCATTATTCAGCTAGTATGCCATCACACAGAACGCTAAGAAGCTATGCTTCCCCACCTACAATTCGGGGGAATTATGTTAGTAAAAACGCAAGAAGCTGAATCGGGACATTGGTATCAAATTGACGGTACGCCAGCGTATCGATGTATTGGCAGTAATGGAGTTGAACGCAATACGACCTTGCGTGATGCTCGCAAGATGGGATTACTTCCATCAGTAACAACCATCATTTCGCAGATTGCACGGCCAGGGCTTGAGTTGTGGAAACAACAACAAGTATTGATGGCCGCATTAACTTTGCCGCAATATGAAGGTGAATCAGAAAAAGAATGGCTTGAACGGGTCATGCGTGATTCCAGAGAAACTGGAAAACAAGCCGCAGAACGGGGAACATATATCCATAGCGTGATTGAAGCGTTTATGGAAGGCGTTTATATGCCAGTAGTGCCAGCGTATTGCCGTGAAGTTGAAAAGGCCTTGGAAGCCCGTTTTGGCAATAAATTATGGATTCCAGAAAAGAGTTTTGGCAGTAAATTAGGATTTGGCGGGAAAGTGGATTTATCTTGCCGATCTGATGATATTACTGGCTTTCCTGGTGCGGTTGTGGATGCAAAAACAACTGAAAAAGATTTGACAGATATTAAGCATACATTCGATCACGCCATGCAATTGGCGGCATATCGCCAGGGCCTTAATATGCCAGATGCAGATTGTTCCATTCTTTATGTAAATGCACTTACAAATCAGGTTAAACTTATAGATATACCCCAGCCCGAACTCAATCTGGCATGGGATTGTTTTGTTCTTTTGCTTAAATTTTTTCAAATTAAGAATAAACTGTAAAAACCTCGGTGGGCAGTCTGGATTCCCCCGATCCTTCACGGGATTGCCCACCAACCAACAATGGCCGAAAGTGTAAAGAAACGAGTAGGCCACCTTCTACCCATAAGTAGCAATTTCTTATACATATTAATACCTATAGGTATAGTTATTGACAAAAAGTATGTATATCAGCACATTTATTGACATTTTGTATTAAAAATGTGTAACTAATTACACATTTGTTGACTTATTAAACAGTCCTTAAATAACTTAAAGCCTTATTAATAAGTCATTTAACATACTTTTTAACCAACTAACTTAGTGAGTGTTATAAAAATGTTATGTAGGTTTATCCTTTTTACATAACTTTACAAAATGCCCCGTTCGGGAATATTTTTCTACTTTTGCACACTTTTTCGTCAATTCTTCCCGTTCGGGAAACTTTTTCTTACATAGCTGACCTATTTTAAAAACGCTTGTAAGTGCATGAAATTTCAATAAAAAGCCATGCAAAAATGTGACATTGTTGTCCAATATTTGTATATTTATTTAAACTTAGGGTTTCCCCTAGTATTATGATAACTTGTAATACATTAATCTGTGGTTACTCCATCGGGGGATGGTAATTAAAAGGAGTAGTAAAAATGAAATATCAAACAGCAAGAAATCTTTTAATCAAAGAATCAGAATTTTTAGGGTTGTCTTTATCAGCTTTAATGAACTGGATTAGAAAATCAGGAAAAATGCAATTTTCCGAAAAAATAGTTTTGGCCTATGAAACAGTAATTAATCAGTAAATCAATCGCCCCTACGGGGGCATCTTTTTAGGGGAATCAAATGGATACAAAATCACAAAATCAGCAGTTAATAGATTTGATGCAAAAACGCTGGGTAAGCCCAATTGATGCTTTAAACAAGGTCGGTTGCATGAGATTGGCCGCCAGAGTTCTTGACATTAAAAATCAAAACTATAAAGTAATAGATCGTTGGGCTGGTAACAAAAAATTCAAAGAGTATTGCATCATTGGAGATCAAAAATGAAAGAATTTATCTTGGGTGGTTTATTAGGTTTTTGCCTTGTTTTGGTTGTATTTGGCACAATGTATCTTCGCTGGGGACATTTCTAATAATGCGGTACGATGTGGGCAAGCTGTTTTTTGAACTTTCCCCATGTGATGATTGTTTGCACAAGTATCGCTGTGAAGAACAATTAATGGCTTGCCGTGTATTTTCTGGTTATGTTGTTCGTGGCACATTTAATCCAGATGCGCCCCGTATTCCTAGTTATTTGATGTACGAAAATATTTTTGTCAAAGATGATCTAAAAGGGAATGTTCATGTGGAATCTTAGGCTTGTGCATATGGTTGATGAATCTTATCCAGATGAACCTTATTTGGAAATGCGTGAAGTGTTTTACGATGCAATGGGTAAACCAATGGGCCATACAACGGCAACTGTGGGAAGTGAAACAGTTGATGGTGTTAAACAATATGTGGAATGGATGAAAGAAGCCTTATCTAAACCAATTTTGAAATTTAAGGATTGATATGCCAGAACCTATGACATTAAGGGAAATTGCAAAATCAGAAGGCGTAAGCCATAAATATATTGTTGAAGTTTTGAATCGTGCATTGCGTAAGATGCGTAAAGTATTAATTGCACGAGGGATTATTACTGCGGATGATTTGATATGACCACATTTACAACAGAAGATAGATTGAACATAGAGCAAATGCTTATTCAATCAGCTCAAAAAATTACTGAATTGGAAGCAAAAATTCAGTTTCTTGAAACTAAGAATAAATGGCTTATGCAACAAATTGAGCAATTGGAGATTTTGGCCTGGGGTTCAAGATGAGCAATTTAGATGACCAATACGAATTGACACAAGTTCAAGTGGCAGAATTAACTTTTATAAATTACAAAACGGTTGCTAGTGTTGAAAAACAGGCTTTTGTTAAATTTAGAGAAGAACTTGAAAAGCGTGGAATTGCTTTTGGGGATTTATTATGAATAATAAACCAGTAGCGTGGATAGATAAAATAAATACTTTTGTATTAAACAAAGATTACAAACAGCTCTCTAAAAATTTACAAAATGGAATGATTCCACTCTACACCCATCCAGCAAAGACAGAAGATGAAGGCAAAGTATGTGCAAGATGCGGTGCTATTGCTTATGACCCTGTTATTACACAGACAGCAAAGACACTAACAGATGAAGAAATAATGAAATGTGTAAAGCAATTTACTTACGCCAAATATTACGATGACTTTTTTAAATTTGCCAAAAAAATACTAAGAAAGGCACAAGAGAAATGAACGCAATTAAAGGTTTAATTTTGACTGTAATATTAGTTATTTGTGTGCATGGTTCTGCCGTTATTGTTGGTGGTTGGGTAGGTCTTGCTTATGTTGCTTATGTAAATGTTACAACTGTTTTACTTGGAAAGGCACAAGAGAAATGAATAAAACAATATTAGAAATATTACATTCTGCACAGTTAGTTCCTCTTGGTAGCCCAATATGGGAAACAGATGATGAATATAAAAAGTATGTAAAGATTATTGAAACAACTATAAATGAATGTGCTGACAGAGCAGAAACTTATGCTTACATGAGTCCAAACTTTACGGCATTGGCTGAAGAATTAAGGGCAATACTAAGAAAGGCACAAGAGAAATGAACGAACATTCAGAATTTTATTGGTATGTCCAAAGTTACATAGAAAAGAACCCTGAATGTGGTGCTTATGTTTCTGACTATGTTGCCAAAGGTATAGAAAAGTCTAGGTTAGAAGCTATGCAAAGGGCGGCAGATATGGAAACAGCTTTGACTGTTGCTTTAGCTAAAAAGTTTAAAAAGCCTAATGAATTGATTTTAAGCAAGCTAGAAAAGTGGCAAGGGAAGTCGGCATTAAATTGGACTGCAACCATTGAATCACTAAGAAAGGCACAAGAGAAATGACAACAAAAGAATTGTTAGAAGGATTGAGAAAAGCCTTTGCTAAGTTACAAAATGACTTTGATAAAAGAAAGGCACAAAAAAGGTGCAATGGCTTTTGTGGTGAATATGAATGCATTGAAAACAAAATAGGATGTAAAAGAAAGGCACAAGAGAAATGAATACTGAACCAGTAATGGAAATGTGTGATGAAGGCAATCATAAATTTTATAAGCTACCAGACCATCCTAAAAATTCATTAGGAAATTCGGTTTGCCCATATTGCCTAGTTATTGGAAGGCAAAGATTAGAAGATGAAATAGAAGCGTTGAAAGAAGCATTACGCATGAAAGTGATTCTTAATGAACACGTTCAACAGGCAATGAAAGGATACAAGGAGTTATTGAAATGAAAAATGAACCAGTAGCGTGGATGCAGACTTGGGAAAACCAAGATAGCGAACTAAAGCATACAGTCAATATTGAGCAAATTGGAAAGCAAGATATTCCACTCTACACCCATCCAGCAAAGACACTAACAGATGAGGAAATATTAAATTTGTTTGAGCCTAAATACGATGCTGAAATTGATGATGAAATGTTAATTGACTTTGCTAGAGCAATACTAAGAAAGGCACAAGAATGACCGCAAATGAACTAGCTGATAAAAGACATGAGTGCCAAACTTTTTCAGAATTACTTATATGGGGAATAGATGCCGAAGAAAAGCTACGCCAACAACAAGCTGAAATAGAAATGTTGAAAACTAAATTAGCAGAATGGCACATTTGGAGTGAATATGAATGAAGGTGGAAAAGGCGATGCGCCACGCCCATTAAGCATCAGCAAAGAAGAATTTGATGCCAAATGGGATGCTATTTTTAACCAAGCTGAAAAAGATAAATTAGTAAAAGAAAAAGATGGCGGTTTTACAATTAATGTAAATGTTGAAAACCAAGATTTTGAAGCAAAAATATCATACAAGGAGAATATATGAGTTACGCAGACTTTACCGCAAGATACACACGATACACACAAACTTCCAGATCTCTTTCAGAAGCGTTTAAAGATGCTGATTATGCGTGTGCATTAACCAGACCAAAATCAGCCGACTACGATGGTTTTTGGGGGTTTATTGGGGCTTTAGCATTTGCCGCAATGTTTGGTTATTGTTTTTGGCTAACTATTAGCCATTGATAGGGCTTCGGCTTTTTCGTTATTTACACGATGAAGCCAGCCCTCTATAAAATCGGGCTTGTGTAAGCTGATGTAATAGTTTCCTCTGGCTTGAGAGTATTTTTCAATGAGCCCGATAACATCTGAATTGGCAATTTGTGTAATAGTTCGTGGGCCAATTGTCCCATCAGGGATGCAACCCAAGGATTGTTGAAGTAGTTTGACTGCTCGACCAGGCCCAGCATTAACTCCCATTGAGAATACGAGAAAATCCAATCCTTTGGGTAAAACTTCGCAATAAGCTGATCGCCAGTATCTTTGTTCATATAACGGGGTAATCTGGTCAATGGTTAGATTACGCATTTCCTTTTCAGTTGCTTCATGGCCTGTCCATTGCGACCAAGTTGTGTTGGTAACGCCCATGTTTGTCCAGCGTTCGCCATCGCCCAATTTATCGGTAAAACCGCCTTCTGACTTTATCAATAAAGCCAGACAATTTTTAAAGTTGCCAATCATTTTGCTTGAGTATTCTGGCGAACCCAATCTTGCAACGCTTCTAGTTGTTCCGTAGTGCGGGCACAATCAAGTAATGGCTGGGTGGAAGCTGGAGCAATTCCGATGCTGGTAGTGCGGGTGGCGGGCAATTTACTGCTACTGGATTGGCGCAACTGGCCAGCATAATAGTTGTTAATCCGATCCAAATTGTTTTTGTATTCATCATCAACCTTCTGGGAAATTAATGCTTGTTGTTTAAGCAAATCTTTGTTGTGCTGTTCTTGAACTTTGCCATCCGCTATGACCTTTTCTTGGTAATCCACGAATCGTAAATGTTCCAGATAATAACCGCCACAAAAAGAAAGAAGTAAAAGAACAAAACCAATGATAATTTTGAAGTAAACATTGGGAGTTGGCATTATTTTTGATCCAATGGTTTGGTGGTTGCAATACGCAATAAAGCGGTAATTATGCCAATTGCAATCATTACGGTGTTAAAACTCATATCATCGAGCAAGCCACGCAAATACTGGGAGTTGTCGGATACTGCGCCTAGTGCGGTAATAAGGCCGCTAAACCACATGGTTTTGGATTTAATTGCGCCTTTGATTGTTGCTTTTATTTTTTCGTATAAGTCGTTCATTTTATTTCCAATGTGTTTTTACGGCATCCAATCCATAATAAATAACGGCTAAAACTCCAGAACTAATTAAACCAATAAAAGTTTTATCTATAACTGCTTGGCGAAATGCGGCTTTTTTTGCTTCAGCTTGAATTGCTAATCTTACCCATTTGACTTCATCATCTGACAAGGGATGTGATTCTAAAGTTTCTTTGACAACTTCTTTTAGCAAATCAACCAGATCGCTTTTTGTCATCCCATCTAAACTCATGCCAGCCCCAAATAATAGGTTAGTGATTAATCGGTATTATATTATTTGAAGTCAATGAATTTTAACACTTCTTCGGGTTTTACAAAAGCATCGGCGTTGTATTCGGTAAAATCCCACCATAAAAATTGGTTTTTGGCCAAATAATCACGAGATTTCAATAAGTTAGTATTTTCTGGATGGCCAAATATTAATGGGTCGCTAACAGACCACAAAACAATTCCAGGCTTGCCACAATCCCATGCTAGATGTTGGAAAAAGCTGTCACAACCAATCCAAGTTTTACATTGCCCAATCAATTGCCTTAATTCAGATATAGGAAGATTTTTATAAAAATCTTGAACAAGCTGTTTTTCACCTTCCACGCCCACTTGTATGATATGTATAGATTTTGGGATTTTCTGTATAAGTTCTTCCCAATATGGATAGTTTTTGGGGTTTTCTTTACCATTTTGCAATGGTTTGGCAAATGGGGAAATAATAATCATAGGTATAACTTTCTATACGCATTTTCTAGGCTATCTGTCCATTTCCATTGATCCATCTTTTTGTAGATGTTGTATGGCTCAATATCACCTAGTAATGCTTTCGCTTCAGCGATTGAACGCCCAGGAACAATCTCAGGATAGCAAGTAAACACGATAGGATTATCCATTTCAGAAAGTATGTGGCTGAAAACAATATGGTCACCAGCACCACAATTAAGAACAACAATGGGCCGATTGTCCAATCCAATAATATTTCTAAATATTTGTTCGTCATGTTCGTACATTTCCCGTTTGTTTTCGCTTCGGATGCCGCCTTCTGGGTTTTTCATGTGCCAAGTAACGGCACGGGGTACTGCTAATACTTTGTATCCTTTTTGGTATATACCATAGGTATATAGCGTTTCTTCCCTGTGTGCCACTCTGGATAAGCCCAAGTTATAATCATGTATTCCAGAACGGTACAAAAATGAACAATGTAAATGCTCAACTTCCTTGGTTTTCTTTATACGATTCCATTGAATATTGGGTTCTGAATCTATATTTTTTACCTTACCAGTTGATTGGGATGTATCAAACTGTAAAGGTAATGTGAGAATTTCACCGCCAACTGCGCCAACTTTAGGGCCAGCATATAGCATTAAATTACGCAATACATTTGGCTCTGGAATAGCATCATCATCGACACGCCAAACCCAATCAAAACCCATTTCATTGGCTTTTTGATGAATATGATGTTGACCTTTTTTTTCGGCAAATAGCCACTCCCATTTGATGCCTTTAATGTCTAGCATTTGAAAGAAATATTGATAAATCATTTCTTTTCGCATATCTAGCGGTTCATCGTTATCATCAAATATCACCAGCTTATCTGGCAATTGCGTTTGATTAATAATCGCGTTTAATACCAATGGAAGGGTGGTGAAATATCTACCCCGTGTGGCCACAGAACATAAAATTTTAGGCATCCCAACGCCCAATCATTAAATTGCAACGATTAGATTCTGAGATTGGCTCTAATGTATCGCTGATGCGGCCATGCTCGTTAATGTAATTAAATTTAAATCCAGGAAAATCTTTTTCGGTCAATCCATGCAACTTATGATGTTCGCCCCAAAATCCTTTTGGTTCATTATGGGGAACGGTAATTAGTAATACTTTACAATGCTTTTGTAATAACTTTACAATGTCCAGCCCATTATCTAAATGCTCAATAACTTCAAAAGCGATAATGGTATCGTAATTAAGAAACTCATAATTATTAATATTGGCACATTGAAAAAAAGCATTTGGATGCCAGTTTTGTTCATTTGCAACATCGATAATAATTGGGTCGTAATCTAAACCTAAATAATTTGTGTTATCTGGTAAAAATTGATAACCATACCCTGTTGAACATCCTATTTCTAATACATATTTACCAAATAAATTTTTCCTTGCCCATTCGTATCTTTGCGTTTCCCTTGGAAATACTGGATCGCCTTTGAGAAATACGGCTCGTTCATAATTATTTGTAAGCCGCCATCTATACCAGTCTGGGTGATGCTCTTTGGCAAGGGCTAAACAATGGAGTTCAAGAATCTGATTCCATTGAGTAGCCACATCAAGGCCATATATTGTTTTATTCATTTTTATCCTATTTTTTTATTGATGTTTTTAGCTTTGCTATTTCCTTTTTAAGAAATTCAATTTCTTTTGCCAATTCTATCGCAGAAACTAATGCCGCACCGCCATAGTTTACTGATAAAAACCCATCTTTATCTTCAATAATGGCTTCTGGTAATAATTCACGCAATGATTGTGCTGAAACACCAGAATCAGATAATCCGTTAGATTTTCTATCAAAAATACCTGATTTTACTTTTGCCAATTTTGCAACAAAATTTGAAGTAACAGATCGCCAATTAGTTTTTAATCGTTCATCAGATGTTGCTGTAAATGCTACCGCTGTATAGCTATTGCCAGTATTTAAACCATTTGCAGTAGTCGCAGTAGTGGCTGTTGCCGCATTTCCTGTGCATGATGTTGATGAACCATTAATGTTCATCGTTTGACCACTAAGAAACGATGCTAATGTTGATGCGCTATAAGAAGTCCCCCAAGATGATCCTGTTGATAAAGGAATTCCAGCACCAGGATAAACAGTTGGGCCAGTTGCTCCGCTATAACCTGAGTAACCGCTTGCGCCTGTCGCACCAGTAGCACCATTTTGCCCAGAATAACCGCTATATCCTGATGCTCCAGTTGCTCCATTACTGCCATTTATTCCAGAATATCCTGAGTATCCAGAATAACCACTTGCGCCATTTGTACCGTTTATGCCTGAGTAACCACTTAAACCTTGTGCGCCAGTTGCCCCGCTGTATCCGCTATATCCAGATGCGCCATTTGTACCATTAATTCCAGAGTATCCGCTGTAACCTGATGTCCCAGATTGACCGATTGCGCCACTATATCCGCTTATACCGCTAAAACCAGAATACCCAGAAATACCGCTATATCCTGAGTAACCGCTATATCCACTTACACCAGAGCCGCTATACCCTGATATTCCCGAGTATCCACTATATCCAGAAATTCCAGAACCAGAATACCCGCTATAACCGCTGATTCCAGAATAACCGCTGTATCCAGAAAATCCAGAACCAGAATACCCGCTATAACCGCTGATTCCAGAATAACCGCTGTATCCTGATACCCCGCTACCAGAATAACCGCTATAACCTGATACTCCTGATCCAGAATATCCAGAATAGCCCGAATATCCACTTACACCAGAACCGCTGTAACCGCTATATCCCGATACGCCAGAACCGCTGTAACCGCTAATCCCTGAGTACCCGCTATACCCGCTAATTCCAGAAAATCCACTTGTTCCAATTGCTCCAGAATAACCAGAATAACCACTAATGCCAGAGCCACTATATCCAGAATAACCACTTACGCCAGAGCCGCTGTAACCGCTAATGCCTGAGTATCCAGAAAATCCGCTGATTCCTGAGTATCCAGATGCTCCATTAATTCCTGAGTATCCACTAAACCCTGATATTCCAGAATACCCTGATTGGCCGTCAATTCCGCTGTATCCAGAAATGCCCGAATATCCACTATACCCGCTGATTCCTGATCCACTATATCCTGATGTTCCAGACTGACCATCTTGTCCAGAATACCCACTAATTCCTGAGAATCCGCTGTAACCTGATGCGCCATCAATACCGCTATATCCAGACCAACCAGAAATACCAGAATATCCAGATGTACCTTGTGCGCCAACTGCACCGCTAAAACCAGAATAACCTGATGTTCCAGATAAACCTATTGCGCCAGAATATCCAGATATTCCTGAGAATCCAGAATAACCAGATACACCGCTTCCAGAATACCCTGAGAAGCCACTATATCCGCTTATACCGCTAAAACCAGACCAGCCCGATATGCCGCTTCCAGAATACCCAGAAATGCCGCTAAAGCCGCTATAACCACTTATACCTGATTGCCCAATTTCCCCGCTAAATCCGCTAATGCCAGAATATCCGCTATACCCACTAATGCCGCTATATCCGCTATAACCGCTAATCCCGCTTGCCCCAGTTGGGCCAACAATTTGACCAACATTGTTCCAAGTTGATCCTGTCCATACATAAAGATCACCATTGGAATCGACAATATAAGCATCATTAGGATTGTTGCCAGTAGCGGGTAAATCTGTTGGTGTTGCAACCGATCCTTTAATGTTAATGGATGTACCTTGTTGGCCGCTGTATCCGCTAAATCCAGAATAGCCAGATACACCAGAACCAGAATACCCAGAAATACCGCTATATCCTGAGTATCCAGAAAATCCGCTAATTCCGCTAAATCCTGATTCGCCTGAGAATCCAGACCAACCACTTACGCCAGAACCAGAATATCCAGAAAAACCTGAGTATCCAGAAATTCCACTAAATCCAGACCAGCCACTTACGCCAGAACCGCTGTAACCAGATATGCCAGAAAATCCGCTATATCCTGATGTTCCAGACTGGCCAACTGCGCCTGAGTATCCGCTAATACCTGAGAAGCCACTAATACCAATTGCGCCTGAGTACCCAGATTCGCCGCTAAATCCAGAAAATCCAGACCAGCCCGATACACCACTACCAGAATATCCAGAAAATCCTGATTGCCCAGATTGACCACTATATCCAGAATATCCGCTATACCCAGAAATGCCACTAAATCCAGATGGGCCAAATTGACCTTGGTCAATAGAAATTACATTGGCTGGTTGTGGCGTTACGGTTACTTGAATATTGTTTTCATCAATAGTTGTTACATTAATATTTGCCATGATTATTCCACAATGATGCCATCTGAACGAACTAGGAAAAGCAAGAAAATGATGTAATCATTTGCTGGAGTTGACCCGTTTTCGGGAAAGCTGATTTTAATTCTTCCAGAATACCCCACGCAATCTGTGGCATTAATATCTAATTCTGGATCATCAGACATCAATCCCCATGTAGATGAATCAATAACTAATGTAAATAATCCATTGGTTGCTGAAAGATTGGTGATTGTTAATGAAACTGGGCTTGGAGTTGGAGAATAATCAGCAATATCAAACTGTAAGCCATAACGAGTATCGGTAATATTGGATACTTCTCTGCGAATAATCTGAGCATCAATGGTTGCGCCAGTTAAATCAACTGGAGTTACATTATCTGCGCCAGTAATTACAAGATTCCAAAAGGTCGCTTGATCCCATACAAGTTCACCAGCAATAATTGGATTGTTAAAACCCGATACCTGGGTTAAGGTGTTTTTGTTAAAAATTGCCATGATTTTCCTAAATCTCGGTTAATAGCCCTAGGCACTCCCAGAAGCCGCAATCATGTATTGTTTTTTGTTATTTTACTTCAATACTTGCCTTCAGCAAATACATTTACAAATACTGTGCCATCTTCCAAGGCTTCAATTTCATGTAATTTTCCAGCAAGAAGGTTTACAGGGGTTGAATCTTTATCGGTAATTACTGATTTTCCTTCTTGGGTTAGCTTGCAAGAACCATTCATGCAAATAGTGGCGTGGGAGTATGCATGGCTATGCATTGGTATTCCTTCACCTTTATTAGCATGATATACCCTGACAGTAGCACCATCATAAGTCATATCATGTTTAGGTTTTACAGAAATTACCATTATGCTATTGTTGTTGTGCCAGTTGTTGTAGCTTGATTGGTTGCTGGTTTAGCTACTTCAGGTGGTGTTGAAGGTTGTGATTGATTTGTTGTTAAAACCGTTCCGTCCCAAGTAAATCCAATATCCCCAGCCCCAATAACAGTATTTATTTCCCATGAATATGGAGTTGTTGTGAAGTTAGCAGTCCAAATTTTTGCAGGAGTTGTAGCTTGTGGAATTAAAGTAATATCAGTTGGAAGTGGTGTATCCCAAACTTCTATATTTGTTACAACATTATTTTCAATTAAAAAATAGTTTTGAGCAGTCATTTTATTTTCCTATTACCATTCAATTAAAACAATACCTTGCGTACCAGCAGTACCAGCTCCGCAACATCCACCTGCCGAAGCCCCAGCTCCACCGCCACCAATAGTTACAGATA